AACAGATTCATAATAACCAAAGGTTTTTGAATGAGAATGTTTCGCACAAAAAAGCGAATCAATCCGTAATAGATAGATTTGTGAGTAAGAAACTTATTAACAATAAAGTATTCGAAATGCTTGTAAAACATAAAATAATCAATGAAAATTATCAAATACTCTAACATTTTCATTTTTTTGTTAAGAATAAAGTATTTATAAAAAAACTATAATTTAAATAACGACATTTAATAAATAATCAAATGGCAAAACATACATCTAAAGAGGCGTATTTCGAAAGGTTAAAAAACTTATCCGGAGCAAATAAACCCTCAATCAAGGAATCAAAAACACGTAACATAGGTAGTCTTATTGATTACAAAAGAGCGGCAGATGGCATTGCATATGGCATCGTTAAAGAAAACCATCAATACTATCTTAAAAAGGCTGGTACTAAACAAGACCCTAACGTAGCAGATTTCACTTACATAGGTGGAATGGAAAACATTACTGGTTATCAATATAAGTCATTGGCTGAAGCAGATAAGCAGAGAAATATGATTTTTCATACTATCAATGAAGCGGTTGGTTTAAAACCCGATAAAAATGGCGGGAATAAGAAAAGAAGACTTCACGAAGGTGATGCAAGTGCTGAAATTGACCAAGCAACGAGTAAACTAGGTGACTTAGAGGCTGCTACAAGTGCTTCAGAAGTTCCTGCAGAACCCGCTGCTCCCGAAGGTGGCGCTGAAATGGCTGCTGGATTAGAAGCAAAACCCGAAGGTAGTGAAGAAATGCCAGCACCTGACATGGGTGGTGCTCCTGAGGGTGGTGAAGAAGTGCCAGCACCTGATATGGGTGGTGAAGAAGTGCCAGCACCTGAAGATATTGAAGGTAGTGAAGAAGTGCCAGCACCTGATACGGATGGTGCTCCAGAAGGTGGTGAAGGTGAAGTAAGTGCTGATGACTTAGCAGAACCTGTTAAAGAAATTGAAAAGGGTCTTGGAAAAATAACTGAGAAAATAAGGAAAACCGATTTAGAAGATTCTCAAGTCAAATCATTTATTAATTCATTCGTTAGTGCATTTAAAGACAAACTTCGTGATATTGATATCGAAGACCGTAAAGAAATGGCAAATAACATATTAAAGGTTGTTGACCAAGAAGAAATTGAAGATTTAGGTAATAGTATTCCTCAAGACGAACCCGAAGCAGGTGGTCCAGAAGCCGGAATTGAAGAAGAACAGTGTGCAGAATGTGGTGGTTTTGGTAAATATGCCGAATCACGTGGTTACGGCAGTCCCGAATCATTCATGGAATGTGATGATGAAGAAAAAGCAAACGTGGTTGGTGGATATGCAAGTGCACATAATGATGGAATGAATGATGGCGATTTTAAAACAGTTGCAATAGTTATAACCCCGGAGATACTTCAAAAACTCAAAGGTGATTATGGTCATGACGAATACGCTGAAAAACTTACTCCTTATACCCAAGAAATGAACGAGTCGAGTGATGAAGACAAAATGGCTGAACTCAACGAACTTTGGAGTGGACTTAAATCGGCAGGACAAGCAATTGGTAAAGGTATTGGTGGTGCTGTTAAATCGGCAGGACAAGCAATTGGTACTGCAGCAACTGATTTATATAAAGCAGGAGAAAAAAAGGTTACCAATGCCGTTGGTGATGTTAAGAAAGCATATTATAGTGGTGAAGCCGAATCAGCACAGAAAAAAGTTAATGATATCATTGCTAATGCAGCAAATCAAATAAAAACATTGGTTTCAACACAAGGAAAAGCGGGTATGGGTTCAAACCTTGCAACAACTGCAGAAGAAGCAAGTGCAAAACTTAAGGAATTACTTGGCGTGGCAGCACCCGTGGCAGCACCAGTAAAACCAGTTAAGTCAAAGAAAGTAGCAGAAACTGTTAATGGTGTAGACCCAGGAAACACACAAGTTGGTGTTCCTAACATGCTTAAAGAAGAAGACGAAGAAGAAATTGAAAAGGATGAGGTTGGTGTTGACGTTGATAATCTTGATGTAGACGATAATGACGAAAAACCGTTTGAAAAAAGTGGTGATAAGCCATTAGAATTTGCTCCCGGTGCTCAGACTCTCGGTGTAACAACCGTTAAACCTGACGGTGCTGGCGTTGAGATTAAAGTTGAACCCGATAAGACCGTTACTCTTAGTATGAACGAAGCAAAAAGAAAACTCATTAAACAAATTGCTGAAGGCGTAAATGATTATCTTGGTGAAGTAAGTACTGGCTATGCTAATAAGGCAAGCGGAGCAGCGTATGATAAATATTGGAACGCATATCAGGACAACAATAACCAGCAAAAAAATAAATTTCATGCACAGGGTGGAAAATTTGCAGAATATTTAAATCCAGAAATTAGAAATCTCGCAAAACAATATGGATTTAATGCAACTAAATCTCCCGGAGGTACTGTTATATTGGCTGCACAGTCGAAAGACGGTAATGTAATTGAATTTGAGGTGGGAAGTAATGACTATAGACCATTAAGAATTTATGCCGGAAAGACTGTTGATGATTTAAATGATACCTCAAAATCAAAATTTAGTTTATTGGTTAATAAAATTCAGCAAGACCTTAAAGGTGGACAACAACCAGCACAACCCGCAGGTGAACAACAACCACAAGCACAACCCGCAATGAATGAATCTGAAAGAAAAATCAGAAAGTATGTTCGTGCAAGGCTTGAAGAAATGGCTGGAATGAGAAAACCAACGTTGAATGAAAGTAAAAAATCACCGACTTTAAAGAAACTCGACGCTGTAATCGAAAAGCAATTCAAGTTATATGAATCTGCAATAAAAAAGAAAAAATAACACAAATAAGTTAATAAAATAAAAAGCCACATATCGTGGCTTTTTTTATGTCAAAGTATTTATAATAAATTCACGTTATGGAATCTGACGATAAAAAACTTAAATTACTTTATGTCTTGAAAATTGGGTATAATTCTAAATACGAGGGATTATATGAATTTATTTTCAGTACGAATACGGAAAATGTGTTGATTGATGATTGGTGTTGGGATTTACTTCCGGCGTGTAATAATGCACAACCACCAACAGCAGAATATATCGATTTGGTTGTTAGTTTAAAAACCGATTCATTTGATTTGATTTGTTTGCATGAAGCGGTTGATGTACCGTATATGCATGGTTATCATACTATTCGTGCTCTCGCATATGAGGACATGGAAAAAGAAGTCAACGAAAACGGTTTTAGTCAATACGATAGTATGTTCGGAAAAGATGAAGACGATGAAGATGTACCAATGTTGGTTTTTCACTATGGCATGTCTCTTGCTAGAGTCAAAGATTTGTTATATGCAAGAAAGATTATATTAAAAAACAACGAATTTGTTGAAACATCTGCAATTAAACTAGATTAGGTTCATCTTACCATTTGGAAGAAGGAAATCGAAAAACGCAAGCCAAGACGCTTTGCGTTTTTTGCTTTTATATATGTCAGTATTTATTATAAATATTTATAATACAATGAATACAGATGCCAATGTGATTCTAGATGACGACGCTCCTGAGCATATTCCCGCTCTCCCATATGATGCACAAAGAGAAAGAGAAAAAGAGCAAATACGAAAATTAGCAGAAGAATTACGTAAAAAGTCTGGGAATATTGAACCCATTATTGTTAATAGTGATGGCATTGCAAAAAAAGCAAGTCAATTAACATTAAGTGAAAAAGAATACGAATTTATTCGTTGTGCGATGAATCCAATATATTTCATTGAAACATACTTGACCATTTTTGACCAAACCAAAGGTAGTGGTGGAGAAATTGTTCCGTTTATTTTATTTGACTTTCAAAAAGATTTGGTTGAGACATATTTAAATAACAGATTTGTTGTTGCCAATAAATATCGTCAGGCTGGTATCTCAACAACAACATGTGCTTTTATTGCGTGGTATGTTATGTTTAAACAAAACAGAAGCGTTGCTATTGTTGCCGATAAACTTGAAACAGCACGTGATGAGTTAATGAACGATGTTGTGTTATTCATCGAGGGTTGTCCGGAATGGTTGAGACCGTTAACGGGTAGAGATACTAATGAAAAATTTAAAGATACACAAAAATTAAAAAGATACGATAATGGTTCTTCTTTAGGTGCTTTCTCTTCAAAAGGTCTTAGGGGTTATACACCAACATTATTGTTTTGGGATGAAACGGCTTGGACAGAAAAGGGAGATAAGTTCTGGACATCGGCTAAACCAACACTTCAAACAGGTGGTGCAGCAATCATGGTATCAACACCTTCTGGTCTTGATGCAGTGTTCTACAAAACATTTGATGGTGCTCGTAGAGGTGAGAATAACTTCAAAGCAGTTGAATTATGGTGGTACAATGACCCAAGATATAACAAGGGTTTGGTTTGGCTGAAGAATAAGGGTAAAGATAATGAGAGGAAGATAATCGACGACGATTGGGATTACAAGACTAGAATTAGTATGATGGACGACCTTTGGGAAGCAAGTTCTCCTTGGTTTGAAGACCAAGTGCGTGATGCCAATGGTGATATGCGGAAAATCGCACAAGAACTTTTGTGTTCATTCTTAGGGTCGGGTGATAACTTCATCGCCGAAGAATATCTTTTACGTATTCAAGAACATGAGGTTCAAGTTCCAAAATTACAAGAATATAGTGATTTTAATATGTGGATTTGGGAAGAAGCAATTCCCGGCGAACAATATATAATGGCAATAGACGCATCTCCGGGTCATGGAGAAGACCATTCTACTATTAATATTCTAAAAGTAGATGAAATTATTGAAGAAAAGATAATTACTAAAAATGAAAAAGCGAAAAAAGTAAAAATTAAAAGACATGTTGTTGAGCAAGTCGCAGAGTATTATGGTAAAATAGCACCACAAATGCTTGCCGAAGTTGCATACCAATTTGGTCGTAGATATAATGATGCGTATTGTGTGGTTGATATAACTGGTGGATATGGTGTACAAACCATTGAAAAATTATTGGAGATTGGATATATAAATATCCACTATGCCGAAGTTACGCATAAACCATCAAGAGATAGATTACAGGGTTATGTTAAAAAGGGTCAAAAAACTTTGGCAGATGGTACTGTTGTTAATGTCGACCTAATTCCGGGATTTTTTATCGGTAATAACCGTGCTTCGGTACTTCAAGAAATGCAACGTGCAATTCACCTTAAAGACGTGATAATTAGGTCTGTAAGATTGTTAAACGAACTAAAAACTTTTGTTACCGTTCCAGGTAATAGGGTTGCTGACCATAAACGTAGTTTTCACGATGATTCCATCATGGGTTTATCGATTGGCTTATTCACACTAAACTTTGATATGGCAAGATATAAACAAAGTAAGGGTGTGACCGAAAAAATGCTTAATGCGATTATGACAGTGAATGACATAAATAATATTATTCAAAAACAAGATATTAAGAATAGACCAATAATTTCACCCAATAGTTCTTCGCCGTTAAATCCGTATGGTGCAAATGCTTGGATATTTAAGGGAATTAATGAGAAAAAGAAAATATAGAATGTATTTATAGATAAATGAACTTTTGTGAAAAATCACAGTATTTATAAAAAACTATAATAAATTATAAAAATGGCTGACGAACAAAATAAATTAACAATATATCAAGGACTTAATAAATTGTTAAATTTGGATGGTATGGCGTTTCAAGAAACATCGCCAACATTACCAACATCGGTTAGTGCAGTACCGCCAAAAGAAAACAAAATCATTATTAAGGGCAATACTCCAGAAGAAATCCAAAAAAAGGGTTTGGAGATGGAGCAGAAAAGAGAACTTCAGAACAAATTCTTTCGTACAACAGATAGGGGATTTCAAAAAGCACTTCAGTATGAAGCGGCGAGACTTCCAGCATATATTGATTATGAGGGTATGGAATATTACCCAATCATAAGCAGTGCATTGGATTTATTTATGGAAGAAGCAACTACTATTGGTTTTGACGGTAAAATGCTAAATATCTACTCGAACAAAGAAAGAATAAAATTCTTACTCGAAGAATTATTCTATGGTATAGTCAACGTTAATGTTAACTTACCTTTCTGGGTGAGAAATACCGTTAAGTATGGCGATAATTTTGTTTTAACATATGGTGAAAGAAAAAAAGGTCTTACACACGTAAAACAACTCGTTAATTACGAAATAGAAAGATTTGAAAGGATTCAGAACGGTAAGCCTTTGGTTAAATTCAAGGAAAGAATGACGGGTGATGAGTTCAACGTATTTGAAATTGCTCACTTCAGACTTCTTGGCGATGATAAATATTTACCATATGGCTCGTCAGTACTTAACAAGGTCAGAAGAGTTTTTAGACAATTAATTATGGCTGAAGACGCTATGTTAACCTATCGTATCGTTCGTGCGGGTGAGAAGAAAGTATTTAAAATTGACGTTGGTAATATTGATGAGGACGATATCGAACCTTACATCATG